CAGGTGTAGGCCGTATCAGCGTGACTGGTTCCTTGGCGCTACAGATCCAGAGGTGCAGTGCGTTGTCTGTCAAAAACCTGCTCGAATTGGATGGTCAGAATACATAAAGCAACTGCTTCAATTCTTTTGCTATTGGAAACCGTCTAAGATTATGATTGTGCAGCCTACGGATTCCGAGGTTGCCGCCTACAGCAAGGAGGATATAGATCCGTTGTTCGCGGACAATACTGGCGTGCCAGTGCTTGCCGGCCTGCTCGGAAATAAGAAATCAAAAACAGACACACGCAATAGCTATAACTTTAAGCAGCTCAACAATGGCGCACTGATCCACCTTGTCAACGCCGCAACGCCAAGATCTGCAAGACGTGTTGCAAGAAACTGCATATTTTTTGAGGAACCGGCAACCTATGACAGCCCTGAAGGGCACACAATTAAGAACTTCCTGAAGCGTGCAGGAACATTCTGGGATCCATTCTTCACGATTGGCGGCACGCCCATTGAGCCTGGCGATTATATGGATCAATGCTTTAAGATGGGAGACCAGCAATATCGCTACTATCCATGCCCACATTGCAACACTTACCAGCAACTTGCATGGGAAAGATTCGTCAAAGAGGGCCCTGACGCGGGAAGATTTCAGTGTGAGAATTGTGAAGAGCTGATAGAAAATCGCTACCTGTCCTGGATGGACGAGCAAGGAGGCTGGGCCTGCCCACTGGGCTTGGATCGCTCCGCCCAGATCCTGCGCGACGGTGTGCCCATCTGGCGCTCGTTTCAGGTTGACGCTGGGATGGGGTATCACCCGGATGCGGCATGGACTGAAGTCGTGTCAAGGCATCAGGCCGCGCTGCAGCAGATGCAGAAGGGAGACACCGATGACATGCAGACCTTTTGCAACACCGACAGGGGGCGGCCCTGGCAAGACACTTTGGCGACCAAGATTACGGCCGACAACCTCGGCAAGCGGCGGCTCGAAATCGCCCATGGCAACGGCTATGGGCCCGTCAACTCCGATCCCTGGCGGGTGCCCAATGGCGTGCTGCTGGTCACTGCTGGCGGCGACACCCAGGGCGGTGGCGGCACGGCTGGTCAGCGGCTGGTGGTGACCGTCTGGGGCTGGGGCCGCGGCGAGGAGGGCTGGCACCTGGGCCACTTCGAGATCGACGGTGACCCGCAGGACCCGGTCGTCCTGAGCCAGCTGGATCAGATCGCGTCAACGGTCTGGATACGGGAGGATGGCGCCCGCCTGACCATGGGGAAAGGACTTCAGGATGAGGCGGGCCTTGAGGCCTCGATGCACGCGATCCGTGCTCACCTGGCGGGCGGCCCTGGCGTCTGGTCACCCTGCCGGGGAGCTCCACAGCCAGGTAAGGCGCTGCTCGGGAAGCCGTTCTCCGCCGAGATCAACCACAAGGGCCAGATCGTGAAGCGCGGCATCGAAGTGCATTGGGTCGGGTATCAAGAGAGCGTGAAGCACCTCCACAACCGCCTCCGCGTGTCGGCGCCAGGCCCCGGTTACCTGCACTTCGGCAATGAACTGATCTCCACTGACCAGTACCTCAAAGAGCTGTTTCCCTGGCGGCGCGTCCCAGTGCGCAAGGGCGGCCAGACGGCCTATAAATGGGGCGACCCCCCAGCAGGCCACCGCGACGAGGGCGGCGACTGCACCCGGTATGCCATCGCCGCTCGGGAGCTGGTCGCACGCGGCTACAACCGGGCCACGATGTGGGATCAGCTGGAGGCGGCGGCGCTGGCTTCCATCGGCGAGCAGAAGCCCGATAGGTTGCTCAGTGCTCTGCGGTTTGCATAGACTAGAATCCGCCAATGGCATCATCTGCGGACATTCAGGCCCGGCTCACCGCCTACCGCGCCGCTGAGCTGCGGATCCTGGAGGGCGGCCAGGAGTCTGAAGCCTCCTCGGGGCCTGACGGGCGGCGCACGCGGCGGGCGAACCTGGGGGAGATTCAGAAGGTGATCAAAGAGCTTGAGGATGACCTAGCCCTGGCCCTGCAGCGCGAGAGCGGCGGCACCCGTGGCAGCGGTCGGGCGTTCTCCCCATCCCCGAGGTGGTGATGGGCAGGAAGAAGCGCCGCAGCCCGCAGATCCCCCCTGCTGGGAGTGCCCCTGAGGCGGCCCTGGGCACCAGCATCATGGCCAGGCGGCCAGAGTTCGCGCTGTGGAATCCGCAGCTCTATGACGCTGACAGCGCGGAGCAGTGGGAGCGCGATGACCAGCGAGCGTTTAGCCGGCAACTGTTCACGGAATCCCCGCCAGCACGGGCGGCAATTACGCGGAAGGTTGAATATCGCGTAGGAACTGGTCTTAGGTTGCAGTCTCGAATCGACGCGCAGGAGCTGCGGCTGACAGATGAGCAAGCGGAGGAGTGGCAAGACCTGACGGAGAAGCGCTTCAATATGTGGGCGTCTTCTCCGTTTGCCAGCGTGGAAGGAGACCAAAACTTCTACGAAATGCAGGCATTGATTGCCCAGTCGCGTGAATTATCAGGCGATATCTTCGGTGTTTTAACCCGAAAAGAGCGGCCAAATTGGCCCTTTAGGACCGCGATTCAGCTAATTGAAGCAGATAGAGTATGCAATGAAAATAACACAGCAAACACAGATGAGTTGTATGAAGGCATCAAGCGAGCGGCCGATGGCGAGATTTTGTCCGTTTTCGTGGCAAATCACCACCCAAATCGAGTGATAAACGCCGTAAAAAATAAAAAATGGACCGAAATTATGATTTTCGCGCCTAACGGACGCCGTAACATTTTCCACGCCAAGAAAAAGGACCGACCGGGGCAAACCCGTGGAATGCCTTCCCTTTCAGTCTGCACGTCTATTCTTAAGGGCATCACTCGCTTCTCTGAAGCGGAGCTTACGGCGGCAATCAACGCCGCGTCGGAAGCGGTGTTCGCCACCATGTCTACCGAGTCCTTTAAGGACTTGTTCAACGATAAAGTCCGGCAAGATGCCTACTTCGACCAATGCATTCAATCGCGACAAGAAGCGCAAGGCATCGAATCGGGCAGACTGCTCAACCTCCTACCGGGCGAAAGTGTCACCAGCCCGACACCCGGCCGGCCCAATCCCAACTTCGGCTCATTTGTCAACGACTTCTATACCCAACTTGGCATGGGAACCAATGTTCCTAGGGAAGTCATCGTTGGCGTCTTTGAAAGCAGCTACACAGCAGCCCGCGCACAGCTCCAGCAGTTCTGGCAGACAATCTATATCGAACGCGCTTCCGACGAAACGCAAATCTGTAACCCTATCTACCACTCCTGGCTGTTCGATTCCATAGCAGACGGAATCATTCAAGCGCCTGGTTTCTTCACGAATGCGTTCATCCGCTACGCATGGAGCGGCGCCCAATGGACCGGCATGGGACCCTCCAGCCTCAATCCACTCGATGAGGCCAAAGCTGCCATCCTCCTGGCGGGGAACATCACGACAGAGGAGGAGGAGGCTGTCAAGTTCGACGGCGGCGACTACAAGACAAGGCACAAACAGCGGGCCAAGGAGGCGGCGAAGCGCCGGGGGGATGGGCTCCCACCACTGGGCGGCACCGCAACGCCAGCCACTGAGCCCGTTGACGACAGCAGCGATGACAACGACGAAGACGACACATCAGAGGACAGCAGCCAGACTCGAAACCAGCAACGCCCCGCGCCATGAGCCAGTCCCAACACCGCCTCCTCCTCCATGCTCTCGATGCGCCGTGGGCCTGCCTGCCGGAGCATCACGCCCTGGTCTGCTCCCTGGTGGAGGGCTGGATTCGCGGCGATCGCGTGGACCTGGGCGAGCTGCAGGCGCGCCGCGGCGAACCACTGCCGGGACCCAGCAGGGGCTATGAGGTGCGCGATGGTGTGGCGATCATCGCGGTGATGGGCACCATGGCCCCCCGCGCCAACCTGATGGCGGACGTGTCGGGCGGTGTCAGCTCCGAGCTGCTGGTGCGCGACGTGCGGGCTGCTGCTGCTGACCCCAAGGCCAAGGCGCTGATCTTGCAGATCGACTCCCCTGGCGGGGCGGTGGCCGGCACCCCTGCCGCTGCCGCTGCGGTGATGGCCGTTCGCGGTGTGAAGCCAGTCGCGGCGCTGGTGGAGGGCACCATGGCCTCGGCCGCCTATTGGGTTGGCTCGGCCGCCGAAAGCGTGCGCCTGAGTTCCCGGGTGGATCTCGCCGGCTCGATCGGCGTGCGGATGGTTCACCGCGATATCAGCCAGGCCAAGGCCGCGGCAGGCGTCACCGATACCGAGATCGTGGCCGGGAGATTTAAGAATGCGGGCAGCGACAACGCCCCCCTGTCGGAATCCGGCCGCGAGATCCTGCAGGGCCGTGTTGACGCGATTTATTCCGAGTTCGTGGGTGATGTGGCCCGCCAGCGTGGGCGGAGCGTTGAGCAGGTTCTGGCGGATATGGCTGATGGTCGGGTGTTCGTCGGCCAGCAGGCTGTTGATGCGGGCCTCGCTGATGGATTCGCCAGCCTGGATGATCTGGTGGCTGAGATGAAAGACCGCGCCAAATGGCGGCGGATCTGATGGCGACGTGTCAGAATGCGCCTAATCATTATCACGGCGCCCATGGATCCTGACCTGAAGGAAAAAGTCGCGGCATGGGCCAGCGACAACCCGGATGGTGCCGCTGCGCTTCGAGCGGAGGGCGCCGCGCAGGAGCGGGCACGGTTGGAGTCCGCGCACAGGGAAGCGCTGGCCGCCGCCACCGCAGACGGCGCCCGCATGGAGCGCGAGCGGGTGGCCTCCATCCGCGCCGTGGTGCCCCCTGGCTTTGAAGCCCTGGCGGAGAAGCTCGTAGCCGAGGGATCCACCGCTGACCAGGCTGCCCACGCGGTCTGCGCCGCGGTGCGTGAGCAGGGGGTGGCCGCTGCCCGGGCCAACGCGGCCGGGGTGATTCCCCCGCTCACGTTCGTGGCCTCTACCACGAGCGAGGAGGAGGCGAAGGCCAAGGATCCCGACTCGATCGATCCCAAGGAGCTGGCCAGGCGGATCCGTGAGATCCAGGCTGCAAATCCTTCTATGAACACCCTGGCAGCTGCTGCAGAGGCCAGGAAATCCCTTTACGGAGTTTGACCCATGGCCCCTCGACGCGAACAACGCTTCAGAGTCACCCGCAACGCGGCCGCTGCAATCGCAAAGCGCCGCATTCTGAAGTATGGATCCGGTGACGAGCTTGTGATTCAGGCAGCTGGATCTACCGATCTCCTGATCGGGATCTCTGACGATGCTGGGGACATCCCGGCCCCGGCTGGCACCGACTACTACCGCGTTGACGTCATCGATGACGGCTACGCCCTGGTGGACTGCGGCGGCACCGTAACCCGTGGCCAGTTCGTCACTTCCGACGCCAATGGCAAGGCCGTCGCGGCTGCTCCCGCTGCAGGCGTGAACGTCAACTGCGTTGGCCAAGCTCACTCAAGCGGCGTCAACAATGGCGTGATCAGCGTAAAGATTGGACCTTTCGTCCTTCAAGGCGCTGCCTGATTTCTATTTCTCCTCCTTGATTCCCGACCATGAGTATCACCACCCCCTCCTATCGGCCTGATCCTCAGCGGACTGGGATCAGCCTGGCCTACACCAACCCGCTACTGAGCCTGATTGCGGATGAAGTTCTGCCCAGGGTTCCGGTTGGAGCGTATCAATTCAGCTGGAACAGATTCCCGCTTGCGGATCGTTTCACCGTCCCTGACACGATCATGGGTCGAAAAGGGGAGGCAAACACCGTTGAGTTCGGTGTCAGCAAGGAAACCGCCATGGTCGAAGATCATGGTCTCGCCTGCGAAACGCCGGAGATAGACGTTCAAGAGGGTGCGCTTACTGGCTACAACCCCTTGGATGGCAATGTCCTGACGCTGACGGAGCTACTTTTACTTCGTCACGAAAAACTGGTTGCCGATAAAGTGTTCAATCTCAACACCTATCCTTCGGCAAATCGTGCGACCTTGTCTGGTACTGATCAGTTCAGCCACGCCAGCTCAACGCCATTCGACACCATCATGAACGCACTTGAAAGCGTTGTGATGCGCCCCAATGTTTTGGTTTTCAGTAGGCCTGGAATCGTTGCACTGCGCAGGCATCCGCAAATCACCGCCATGGTCGCAACTACTGGAACGGGCAACAGCGGAACCACAAACTCTGCTGGTCCAAGAGCAACCATTGCGCAACTGGCAGATCTGTTTGAGGTTCAGCGTATTTTGGTAGGCGAGGCGCAAGTGAATACCGCTGGCTTTGGCGAGACCGCTAGTCTTGCTCGCTGCTGGGGTAAACATATGGCGATGCTTCACATTAACCCCAACGTTGTATCCCCTCTCGGTCAAGCTATTACATTCGGTTTTCTTGCCGAACTGGGAAGCCGGGATGCGTTGACTGGGTTTGAACCAAAGAAAGGCAAACTCGGCTGTCATTATCAGCGAGTCGCTGAAACCAAAAAGCCCATCATCTGCGCCAATGATGTTGGCTACTTCCTGCAAAATATCATCGCCTGATCATCATGATCCACGCCCTCTCCAGCATCCACCACGACGGCACGCTCTACACCGAAGGCCAGGAAATCCCTGGCCTCACGGATGAGCAAGCTGCGGCCCTGATCGCCGCTGGTGCCGCCGAAACTGCACCCGAACAGAAGCCCGCCAAACCCTCTAAGCCGACCGGCGGCGCTGACTGATGTTCTCGCCTGGGGAAAACGACGCTTTTCTCCTGGAGCCTGGCCAGGCCGTCACCGTTCGCGGTGTGGCCGGCCGTGGCGTCATCTCCTATCAGTCTGAGATGGTGCTTGACGGGGAGGCTGTCTGGCGCGGGGAGACCCTGCTGGCCCTGTCCACCCTCCTGGAGGGGGTGGTCTACGGCGATCTGGTCACCATCGGCGCAGACACCTACCGGGCGGCGCAGGATCCGCTCCCATCAGCTGATGGGGTGTTCGCCCGGCTGCCTCTTTCGGGGCCCATCGCAGTCACCCCTGAGCCCGTCATCACCCTGCTCCTGACCACCCCAGCAGGCCAGCAGCTGACCACCCCAGCCGGCATCCCCCTGATCGCGATCTGATGGCAGTTCAACCCGGCTCGATCTCCTCCCAACCCCAAGCGGGCAACCTGACCGGGGGCGAGCTGTTGCCCCTCGATCAGGACGTCGGCTCACCGGTGTTGGCCACTGCGCTGACGGTGGGCCAGGGCTACCGCATCGTGAGCCTCGGGAACACCAACTGGCAGACCGTGGGCGCGGGAGCGAGTGCGACGGTCGGCACCGTGTTCAGCTGCGAAGCAGTGGGCACCGGCACTGGCACCGCCCAGCGTGTGGACTGCCGACGGGTCACGGCGCAGGCGCTGGCGGCCCTGGCGGGGGTGGCTGCTGCGATCCTGGCGCACGAGCAGGCTGCAGACCCCCACCCCGGCTACACCACGGCGCAGGAGCTCTCCAACGCCCTGCAGAACTACCTCACTACATCGGCAGCAGCGCAGGCCTACCAGCCGCTCAGCACGAATCTCACGAACCTGGCCGCCGTGGCCGGTCAGACCGCCTTTGGCCGGGCGTTCCTCGCGCTGGCGGATCAGGCCGGTGCTCGCGACTACGTCGGCCTGGGGCCTGACGACTCGGCCACCCTCACTGGCCTCACCCTGTCCGGGCTGGCCACCCTGCCGCACATCCACGGCAACCTGGCGGGCGGGCTCTATGCCCACGTCAAAAACCTCAGCGGTGGCGCACTGGCAGCCGGCACGCCCCTGCGCGCCACGGGCACCGTGGGCGACACCACCACGCTCCAGGTGGTGGCTGCGAGCGCATCCTCGGCCGGGACAATGCCGGCCCTGTTCGTGCTGTCGGAAGCCCTGGCGAACA